TAGTTCTAAGATCTTAGCTGTACCCATTACATTACTAGTAATACAAGCTAGTGGATCAGTAATAGATCTATCTACATGAGACTCAGCAGCAAGATGAAGAATATAATCAATACCCGGAAGGTCTTCGTATGCTCTATCACTAGCAATGTCTTCGAAGACAAACTTAATACGCTCATCATCAGCAATGTTATCCATATCAGAGCCCATGCCGAGTTTATCGATAACAAATATCTTATTAATATCATCTCCCTTAAGTAGCTCATCAATCACATGTGAGCCAATAAAACCAGCACCACCGGTTACAACATAATTAAATTTCTCTATTCTCATTTCTCTAATTGTGTAAAGTCTCCATTGAGTATATCTTCTGATGCATCTTCATCATTGAGTAAAGCTAACACTCTATCACGTAGTTTCTTATTCTGAATCATAGTCATAGCTGCAATACGATTCTTAAATTTTGTGGTGCTCCACTGATGTGATCTTGTAGTGTAAATTACCTCATGGTCTAAGTCATCACCTGTAAAGGGCTTACCGAGATAATCTTCTCCTAGGATACGAACATGTAGATCAAATGTCTTCATTAGATCATAGAGCTCTTCTTCTGTCTGATACATATAGACCTCATCAATATGCTTAATAGACATAAGCATCTTATAACGATCATAGTAAGGTACTACAGGCCTATACTTTGTATTACGAGTAGCTGAAGGATCGCCATGCAAAAAGACAATGAACTTATCACAATGCCTCTTAGCCTCTTCAAAGGTAGCTGTATAACCTGGGTGAATAATATCAAAGTTACCTGCAGTAAAAGCAACTACATCTTTATATCCTCGAACTTTAAGCTTTTTATAGACAGTACTCTTATGTGAGTCAGCTAAAGGGTTATACATACATATATATTAATGTACGGTGATGTGGAAATCAACTACTATTTCTTTTGCAAATTTCTAAGACGTCTCTTATTTGCAAAGAACTCCTTTGCTTCTACTTGACGTACTTTCTGACGTTCAGCCATCTCTTCATCCGTCAACCCTAAATCTTCTTGCAGTTGCTTCTTATCTTCAATTGCATTAGTAATATCTTCTCTTACATCTACTACTGGATCAGTACTATCAATTCCCTGACCAACCATTGCTGCGAGTTCCTCATCAGTCATATCTAACTCAGCATTTACTTGCTCAGCATCTTCTAAAAAGTCTGTATATACTGGTGCTGGAGCTGATTTATTTTTTAACTCTTCCATCTTTTCTTGTACCCTCTCCGGTGGCGGTACTGGGCCACGAGCTCCTGACGCCTCTAGTCTTTCCAATATACGTGCACTGTCATCGCTTAAGTTTCCATCAATAAAATCTGCTGCTACCTTCTCTGATTTTTCAAATGCTTCTATCGTATTATCACCAAACATACGATTAGCAATAATTTTTGTTTGATATGTACCATCAATAATACTATGCTCAACAGAATTAACATACCAGAGTTTCTCTAATAATGACTCACCTTCATCAGCTGATCTTTCTACCCAAATAAATTTACCTGGTGTTCTATAAATTGCACCCTTACATGTAAAGGAAATTTTTTCATTTACAGTTACAAAACTAGTTTTAAGTTTATTAAATAGTTCAGTTGTAATAGCAAAATCACTGACGCGATCGTCTGTTGGAGTATATAGATATTTTTTTACTTGGCTTTTCGGATCTATTAAAGGTAAATTTACTCCCCCCTCTTTAAGAGCTAGTTCATCCTTAATAAAATTCTGAACTACCTTAGCGTATAAGCGTACGTTTATAATATTACTAGCTATATCGAAATCTTTATCAGCTACATCCGCTTCAGTTCCTGCAACTTGCAGATAGTTTGTCCATACTTTTTTTCGTAATGTTCCAACATCTGGTCTAGTTATACTCTCACCTTCAATACGATTATGCCAATTTGTATTAGGATCTAAAGCTGCTTGAACTTGCGCTAAAGGACCGCATGTGAATTTCTCAGTATATACATCACTAAAGTCATTACTAGCACCTTGTATACCTTCTAATCGCACCTCTTCAATAAACTGTCTATGTCTATCAGTAAAGTAGGGTTTGAATTTCATCATCCTTATACCATTTTCTGCATTAGCAAATCTAAATGATGGTAAATGTTGTACAAAACTAGTTGGCATCCCAAGAATATTCATAGCCATACTAGCTGCACTAGTCCGTGAAAGTGTTCTCTTAAACACATCATAAAAACTTTCTTCTGTTGGTCTCTTAATCTCTGTATTTGCAACTAAAGGTAGCTTCATAGTAGCCATACCTTCACTACTATCTACAATTACTCCTTCTGATTTACTCTTTGTTTTCCAGACTACGTCATAATATTTTTCAACTAGATCAGTAACTGTCATGGCATCATCTTCTTTCACGCCACCTTCTTTTAAGAAATTATCCCATGATGTGTGTCTCATTTCTGCCACGAAGGCCTCTTCAAATTGAAAGATAATATAATTATCTTGAAAATTAGCTGAACCTGTTAGTGTCTTTTCAATTAGACCGAGAAACTCAATCTTTGCTTGATGAGGTTTAAGCCCTGACTCTTCAAGTTCCTCATCTTTAATAGTAATGCTAATATATAAATCATCAGAACTTTTAGCTGCAATACCAAGTTGATCAAGAATACTTGATTTGTTGTTAATCTCAATAGCACCATACATACCAGTGCGCATGAGATTGTCCTCAATCTTTAAAGAGGAGATAGCACTAATGCCTATAGGTATGGTCTGTTCTATCCTTTCGATAAGTTCACCATTCTCAAGACGTCTAACCATTTTGAGAATAGTAATGTCGATATCGAGACCATGGTCACCTAGTATGTTAAAGCTCATGCATACTTATTTAATCAAGAGGCAATTGCTTTAAGAGCCTTTCTTAAAGCTTCAGTCTCTGTAAGCATAGTAAAGCCATACTCTTCTTTAAGTTTAGTAGTATCGAGAATACAATTAGATCTACCTGCTGCAAGATTAAGATCTTTAAGATCTACCCATGACCAGTTCTCATTCTCTAAACCGTACTCTTTCATAAGCTCTACAACACCAGCTGTCTCTAGAGGTTCAGGATTAGTAAAGTGTACTATATCATGCCCCTTACACTCATCCTCAATAATTTGCTCGATAAAGTCAACTAGTTCTGGAATGTAGGTCTTAGAATTAACAGCGCTGATAAGATCATCATATTTATGAATCTTAGTTAGATAAGATCTTTCGTTAAGAGTATCACAGAAAGGCATGCGAATGCGAATAGTAATACCATTATCACTTACCGACTCAAAGGCATGCTTGCTTGTAGAGTAGAAAGAAGCTTTAGAATTATACACCCCGAAATTAGGCTCATCAGCTTCACTCCATGCTTTATCATAACCTGTAAAGATACAACCAGATGTAATATGAATAGGTTGAACATGTAGCTCTCTGCAGACAGTATTAAACATTACTGGCACTTGAACATTATACTTCCAGCATGCTTCTTTATCTCGCTCTGCTGCATCAACGTTAGGTCGACCAGTATATCCTTGAGCATTAATTAGATAATCAAATCGCTGCTCTTCGAGGTAGTCACGAAGATAGTATTCATCGGTATAGTCGAGAGTAGCTTTTGACTCTAATGTAACTTCGAGTGATGTATTTTTTGATAGCTGTGCAAAGACATAACCACCAACATAACCATTACCACATATAAGGACTCGCTTCTTCATGCGATTATTATAACCTATTCTAAAATATTATCAACTGCTTCTCTTAGCTTTTCTACTCCCTCAGCAATCTGCTCTTCTAGCTCTTCAACATATTCATTAGCTAGCTCATCTAGTTCAGGGTCTTCAACATTAGATAATACATCACGAGCCTCATAAAGACCTGTTAAAGCTTCATCAATTTTTTTCTCGAACTTAGATAGTACGGTGCTTTTCTTCATAGGTGATATAATAGTTATTCAGCTAGCTTAACTATTCAATCGGTTTTCTCGATAATGTTTAAATAAATTAAGCACTTCTGCTTTCATATAGTTACCATGATGTGCAACAAACCTATCACCTTTTAGGTAGTATATAACTAACTTACGGCATTTCTTACCTGTTAATTGCTCATACAAATAAGCATAGATAGATAGTTGCATTGTATAAGTTGAGTGCTCACAAACAGTTAGATGATCTAGTGGTGATAACATCCACTCATTATAGTCAGAGCTAAATCGATATCGTTTATTAGTTTTAAAGTCACCTACAGTAAATGTACCATCTTTATGTTCATAGATAAGATCAGCAAGACCGGAGATCTTAAAGTCCTCATTCCATAATATCTGCTCGCATTTAACTTTCTGATAACGATCCACATTATACTCCGCACATCTATCATATGTCTTATACAGCCAACCATAGTCATCTACCTGCTCACCAACTGTAATATAATCCTCAAGAAGTTTATGCATACTGGTTCCTCGATCGCAAGCTCTATCTCTTTCTTTATCCCACATTTCTAGAACCATCTCCTTCGTTACACCTTCTCGCTTGGCAACTCTTGTAGCTGCTCCATCAGAATCAAAAGGCTTTTTATATTTACCTAACAAAGTAGTTACAGAAGTATATCTTTCTCCAGTTGTATTATGAGTATACGTATGTTTTGCTTCATTAAACGTAAGCGGACATTTATTCATACTCTAATTATACAGAGTTACTTATAAAAATCAACGATAAAAGTAGTCTTCGAGCATAAATATTGATATGGCCGGAATTAAGATCAGCAATTTACCAGCAAATAGCACGCTAGTTGGAAACGAGCAAATTGCAGTAGTTCAATCTGCAGTTACTAAAGTTGCTGAATTAAGTAGTGTGACGGGGTTAGTAGGTAGTTCTTTTGTTCCTAAGACCCAATTTGCTGCTACATCAGGAGTATGGACTACAGTTAACACTAGTAGCGCTACATGGTCTGGTGTTTATTCTGATTGGAAATCACTCTCTTCTTCGCTTCCAAATAAAAACTGCAACAATACTTTTTGTGGAACTCAAACTTTTAATAAAATCACAGCAGAGAGTATAGCAACTGGTTTTCAAGTTAATGCTTGCGGGGCTTGTGCATCGGTTTTAGGGGGATATTATAATGATGCATCAGGAGGTGGTTCAGCTGTTGTGGCAGGAAACAATAACGATACATTGGCTAACTTTTCTTCCATTACAGCTGGGCAAAATAACCTTATTACCATTAATGGTCTTAATAGTTTTATTGCTGGTGGAACATGTAATCAGGTTAAACATTGTAATGCTGTTGCAATGGGTACGGGTACTACTTCAGTAAGTTCAAATATGCTTCATGTTAATAGATTGTATGCAAAAGATATACCAACAACTAACCCAGGCGTGGCGGGTGTTCTATGGAATGATAGTGGTACTCTTAAAGTATCTACTAATATTTAAATTTGCGATAATTGCATACAAATTAGTTGATTTATACCTTTTAAAGAATAAATCTTTGTATGAGCGAGTTTACTGTTTTTAACATTGAGGGAGGTATTGGTAAGCATATTCTAAGTACAGCTGTTGTAGCAGCATACAAGAAGAACAACCCAGATAAAAAGATTGTTGTAGTTTGTGCTTGGCCAGAAGTCTATCTACATAATAAAGATATTCATAGAGTTTATCGGTTAGGAAATGTACCGTATTTTTATCAAGATTATATTGTAGGTAAGAAGACTGAAGTATTTGCACAGGAGCCTTATAAGCAGACATCACATATTGGTAAGACTCAGCACCTAATTAAAACTTGGTGTGATATGATTGGTACAAAGTATAGTGGCGAAGCGCCTAAACTACCAATGAATTTACGTGAAGCTGGGTATATTGATCCAGAGCTAGCAGCTATTCAAAAAACAAAACCGCTGCTTCTATTTCAACCGTTCGGTGGTCCGGGTAAAGATCATCAAGCAGATAACTGGTCATGGGTACGAGATATTCACCCAGAAGTAGCTCAACACATGGTAGATAAACTTAAAGAGCATTATCAGATTCTTCACGTGTGTTACGACTTACATCCAAAACTTAATAATGTTATTCGTTATGAGAAGGTAGTACCCAAAAAGAATTTGTTTAATCTATTGCGATTTGCTGATCGATCTTTGTTTGTAGATTCTTCATTCCAGCATGCTGCAGCTGCTATGGGTAAACCATCTACAGTTGTATGGATTGCAACCCAACCAGAAGTATTTGGTTACGATATGCATCATAACTTTAAACCTCCTGTCGAATTTCCAGAAGGTACAATTGATTCTTTCTTACATGATTATAACTTCACTGGTGCTGTTCATGAGTGTCCGTATGATGATGTGAACCAAATGTTTGACGTTGAAGGTATTGTTAACTCGCTCTTACAACCTTTACCTCAAGCGAATCCTGTCGAACCTGTTGCTGTTGAATCTGCTCCGAAGCAAGTTAAATCTGCTGCGAAACAAATAAACTTTGCTCCAAGTGTAAAGACAGGAAAGCATAAGAACGGTAAGAAGTAAAGTCTCTTACTCGACTAGAGCTCGTAAGTGGCCCCAGCTGCTTACGAGCTTTTTGTTTTAATAGTAGCCACCGTATATATCAGTATTATTCTGATCCATATCATAAACATCATCTTGTGATATTTGATCAATGTTATATTCGTACTGCTTAGTAGGCGATACTTCATCACCCGGAATATTTGTACTTAGTACACCAGTAAAGCTATCATCATATACTTGCTCGTTCTGTTTCTCTTTCGGTGAGTTAGGCTTGTAAGAGTAATCATAACGTTTCGCTCTTACACGGTACACGTAATGACCCATTATAGGATTAATAGCTGATATATCTTCATCAACTCTTTCTGTAATCTCATATATCTTTGGACCTCTACCTCCAGGTCTATCACAACCAAGAGATACTAATTCAACAAGATCTCCTGCGCGAGGCTCAATAGTAGAGAGACTATTATGAAGAGAGAAGAACTCTCTAGCTGATAATACTGCACTAACTGTACTAGCAAATGTTTCAATATGAAGGAAGCCGGTAAAGTCATCACCCGGATCGAATCCAAACTGACTAAGTGTAAGAGCATCTTGTGATAACTCTACATACATTTGCATTTCTATCCCATTTAAGAAAGGTGATGTAGGCTCTTCTCCATATAAAAGATTTGCACCTGTTAATGTAAATGTATTAACAAAGTATTCAACCTGAACCCCTTGGTTATTAATGAGATCTCTGTACGCTAAATCATATACAAGCTGTTCTGCTTGTAAATTCTCACCATTCATAAATTTACCACAAGGCAGTTGCCCTGCAGCCATAATTTCTTCTGGTGTACAGTTTTGTCTCTCAGTATTGCAGGCCATATTAATGTTTCTTGCTTAAGATACCGCACTCATTATCCTCTTCATCTTTATACATTCTAACCTCTACACCAGAGTTACCACATCCGTTAGTTACCCCTGGTTGAAATTCCATACCATATGCTTGAAGAGTCTGCATAAGAGGCATGCCCATAAGTTTAATTTGCGATGCGCCTCCATTTATTAAATTACGCACATGAGGACATTTATGACTATATTCTTTGCGTGTTAGATTTTCATGCTTTCTACCCGTACGCATTATACTCTTACCTCCTGTCGTTGCAGAAACAGCTCCAGCATTCATCATATTGTCACCCTGATAATATTCTTTGAAGGTTCTCATGTACATATATTTATGCCCACTTAAGCGGAATACAAAAAAAGACTCACGATTTAAAGTCGTGAGCCTCTTTAGTTAAATTTATTTAAATTAAGCTTTAACAGCCTTGTTCATTGGTTGTACTTTAACATCTCCGAAAGCATTTTTTCCAGCTGGAAGATTACCAACCTTATTATTCTTTCCGTCGTTTACTGTATGATGAAGCGTTTCAGCAGTTGAGCCTGTATCAGCATGACCTCCGCTATTTCCACCAAGACCGGTTGTGTTACCAACTTTATTAGTCTTACCGTCATTATAGTGAGTGTTAAATGCCTGAGGATTTCCTTCTTCATCCTCTTCACCATCTGTGAATACATCACTATCACCATCTTCAACTTCGTCTACTTCAACGTCGTCGTCTTCACCACAAGCTGCTTTAAGGATGTCACAAAGATGCTGTGCCATATCCTTATCAAGAGTTATAGTGACTTCTTCTTCGCTATCTCCATCTTCACCTTCAGCGTCAGGAGCAGCGTCATCAATTCCGAGTGCAACGAGATCATCCATCTCTTCCATCTCACCGAAATTTTCGTTAACCATGACCTTATTATAAAGGCGGTCGAATACAGATTTATTAGCCATGAAAGTATTTAATCCCTCTTGTGCTATTTCCAAGTCTTTTTCTGAACTTTCTTCATTTTCTTCGTCCTTATCCTCTTCATCACCTGCGAGTTTACTAATACCTCTATCAGCGATTTGACCTGCTTTATCTAAACCTTTTATAGCAGCTTTACCAGCACCCATTACAGCTTTACCAGCAACTTTAGCACCTACACCAGCAGCCTTACCAGCAACTTTAGCACCTACACCAGCAGCCTTACCGGCAACTTTAGCACCTACACCAGCAGCCTTACCGGCAGCCTTACCGGTACCTCTAACTATCTTACCAGCAATAGCACCTAGACCTTCTTCTTGAACTTCTTTATCTTCACAATCTACATAATCACACTTCTCGTCCTTATCATCACCATCATCATGCTTACCTTTTTTATTCTTACCTTTCTTCTCCTCATCCTCTTCATCCTCTTCACCATGTAGAGCATCTTCACCTGTTGGTACTGGCTCTTCTGCACCTACTCCTGGATCATTACCTGCTCCATATGAATATGCTTTAACATTGTATGGGTTCTTATCTCCACACTTTGTTACATCAACTGTTGGTTCCTCGAAACCTCCCTCTTTAGTAGGTCCTCCAGGTAAAATATCTGCACTTCCAATACCAGCTTTTGCATCGCCGACTGTAAGTGATTGGGTATCCTCAGCAAGTACTGCAGTCTCTTTACCGAGATTACCGTAGACCTCACCAAGATCTTTAAGGTCATATTGTTTAGCCATACTAATATTTATGCAAAAGGCAAAAAAAGTCTACAAAAAACGGAGTAAAGATTAAATATGTATAATGCCTACTACTAATAAAGACAGTCAATATTACATGGGCAATAAGCATTTGCCTAATGCTAGATGGAAAGGTGAGTATACCAAAGAACAGGTTGCAATGCTTAAGAAAGCAAGGCGCAACATTTTATACTTTGCTGAAAACTTCTTTCATATTATTAACTTAGATTCTGGTAAAGAAAAGATTAAACTCTACCCTGCGCAGAAAACTGCGTTAAGGGCAATGCGTGATAATAGATATTATATTCTATTAGCATCAAGACAGATTGGTAAGTCTACGCTTATGACTATCTATCTTTTATGGCAAGCATGCTTTAAGAGTGATCAACGTATTCTTCTTGTAGCAAACAAAGAAGCTACTGCTATTGAAATCTTTCAACGCGTAAGAATGGCTTATGAGGAGTTACCTAACTGGCTTAAACCACCAGTAAAGGAGTATGCAAAAACATCCATGACATTAGAGAATGGAAGTCGTATTGGTATTACAACTACAACTGGCACAGCTGCTCGAGGACAGTCTGTTAACTGTTTAGTTATTGATGAGTGTGCATTTATTGAATCTCATTTGGTAGATGAGTTCTGGAAATCAGTCTTTCCTATTATATCCTCATCTAAAAAATCTAAAGTATTCATATGCTCTACTGCAAATGGTACACACAACTTATTTCACAAGCTTTATACCGGAGCTGTTAATGGTCATAACGGCTGGGGACATGGAAAAATAATGTGGAATGAGGTACCAGGTAGAGATGAGCAATGGGCAGCAAGTACTAAACAAGCAATTGGTTCACATGAAGCTTGGATGCAAGAGTTTAACTGCGAGTTTGTTAACAGTGGTGAGTCTTCTATAGATGATGATCTATTCGAGATAATGGAGAGACAGATATGTGAGCCAGCTATTGTTTTAGATGATGGAGCTTATAAGATATGGGAAGAAGCTGACCCGTCTCGTATATATGTTGCTGGTGTTGATACATCAGAAGGTGTTGGTAAGGACTCATCTATCGTCCAAATTCTAGATATAACCGACCCGGTTGATATAAGACAGGTAGCTGTATATAGAAGCAATATGATTTCTCCTCTAGAATTTTCTAATAAGGTGCATAGTATACTAAGGAACTATGGCAATCCTCTTGCATTAATTGAGCGTAACAACTGCGGTGCTCAAGTTGTAGATAGACTTGCTGTAGATTTAGGCTATCCAAAGATAGTATCATATGGTAACTCAGCTGCTCATAGAAAGAATCGTATGCAAGGTATGATAGCTCATACAAATACAAAGCATAAAGGTGTTCTTAATATGCGGTATTGGATTAATGATTGTAAAGCACTTACGTTAAAGGATAAGAAGACTCTACATGAGCTAAGACATTTTGTTCGTTACCCTAATGGTACTTGGAAGGCTCGTCATGGTGAGAATGATGACTTAGTTATGGCTCTTCTTTATTCATTGTATGTATTAGATAATGATATAGCTGAGAAATACTTTGACATTAACGAGGTTGACTTAACAGGTAGACCTAAAGTCATTTCATCAATGGACTTTGGTGTATCTCTCTTCGAAGATCCTACATCTATTTATACAGATAATGAAGTAGTAGGTGACAGTAATCATAATCTTAACCCTTGCTTTTTTGGTATGGATTCTTCACAGCAATCAGATGATATGTCTGATTTAGAAATGAACGGCTACGCACCGTTGTATTAAATATACGTATGGCTACTAACTCTAACAACCAGTCTTTTCTTAACAAGAGTCGTCTTGATAAGTTTATAATGGTATTCCAAGTACCTCAAGCTCTTAAGAAGATTGATAGTAAAACAGAGAGACGTACCTACAATTTAAGTGAGGACGCATTTCAGTTCTCTGTATATGGTTCAGTTGTTCCAGAGATTACCGTACCGTCTATTCAGATAGGATATGCAGGATCCAATCTATATAACTCTGCTCATGCTAAAGAGCCGTATCCTCCTGTTACAGTTAACTTTACAGTAGATAATGAATTCAATAACTATTGGACTATCTATAAATGGTTAGATTTAATGCATGATGAGAAAGAAGGTCTATATGATGTTGATGATCTTTCGATAGATGAGCGATTTGCTTCTTATCAAACAGATATGACTCTATATGGCTTAGATGAGTATGATAATAAGCGTATTGAGTTTACTTATACCAAAGCTTTTCCAATAAATGTTGGAGCAATGAACTATAACTATAGAGATTCTTCTGAGATCGAAAGCTCAATGACTTTTGTATACTCACAGATACATTCCAAGCTAATAAATACTTAATTAAATTTGAGATTTGACAGATTTATGTCCAAAATGGCATAAATAATGTTATGGCTAGACGAACAATTCAATCTCCAGGTGTAGAGATTCGTGAGAGTGATTTATCACTACGCACGGCTCAAACCGGGACTACAACATATATCGCTGGATTTGCCTCCGAAGGACCTACGGATGAAGTTATCGGACTCGGAAATATTTCTGAGTTTGAACAAATCTATGGTACTCCAAAGACACCAGCTGAAAGATATTTCTATCACACGGCACGTGCTGCCCTTAACTCTTCCGGATCACTACTTGTTAACCGACTTCCTTACGGATCCGGATCAGGTCAAGGTTTCGGTTCTAAAATAAGTATACTTGCATATCCTGCTGTTGTTTGGGATAGAGGAGGCAGTGGTTCTCTTGTAGAAAATTTTAATAACGATGATGATATGACGTATGTGTTAGGTGCACCTACTCAATTTGAGATTACACAAACTCAATATATTCAACTTAAAAATGGAGAGCTTTTTGCTAGTGGTTGGTCTAATTCTTCCCGGAAAAGTACTACCGATTATTCCTTTGATGCTTTAACCGAAATTAACAAAGCAGCTATGATTATAGTAAATAAAGGTCAAACTACAGTTGATAATTTATTTAGTGGTTACTATATAGGTGTTAAAGATAACACTTTACTTAACCCTGCTACTAATTTTGACTC